GTTGCGACTCACTGCACTGGTCATGGTGAGCCATTTCACAAAGTCTCGGCCCAAATCACTTTCACCTTTCAACACTTTGTTGTTCACATAGGTGTATAAAATTTGTGCAAAGTCTGACACTTTCATGGTGCTGAGTTTGTTGCGATCCAACACAGAATCAATGTCTTGGCTGTGCTGACTCAGCAGAGCTTTCACTTGATCCAATGCTGCGTCATCCACCGTGACAGGTTCACTCACAGTCACAGGTGGCACCACCAGCAGTTTGCTGCCTCGGAATTCCAAATCTTCTGGCATGCTTTGTGCAACTCCTTGCTCATTGATCTTGCTGTGAATCACAATGCCCACTTCACTGCGAGCAATCTTTTTGCCCAACACACTGTCTGCCTTCACACTGTATGTGACCACATTGGGTTTGAATTTGTACACATTGTTTTGTAATTGAGGTTGTTGAAAATATAAAATGTCTGCTTTGTAATAGCCTTCCAAATCTTCTGGAGTGGCGGCTTCCACCACAGAGAATACTGATTTCATTTTGCCAGCAAATATTTTGTAGTCCGCTGCCTTGCTGGGGTCTTTCACTCTGCCTTGGATCATTGCCTCAAGATCATCTGCATTGGTGGTCCTACCATCATAGCCTTTGGCCACAAAACCTGCTTTGTCTGTGAATATGAATTCACCATTGGGATTTCTTCCAAAGATCACTCCCACTGCACCATCCCATTTGATGGTCACACTTTTTAAATTTTTATTGATGTTGCTGAGCGCTGTGACTGCATCACGGGCTCCTTGACTGCCATCCCACAGCACAAAATCTTCCAGGTGATGTATCCTGGCATCTTCCAACAGGATATCACAGCGACCAGTGATGTGTTTGAATTCTACCAGTTTCATTTGGTCACCACGTTCATCATGTTTCTAAACCATATGTTGCTGCCTTCCACTGTGTGCTCTGGCAATTTCTTGCCAGCTCGACCAAATGACTCCGCAGCATCTGCCACCAATTTTTCATAGTCTGATCTGTTTTTGATAATTTTATGTATGCTTTCCACACTGGCCAAATCTTTGGCAGTGTGATCCACTCCCAACAACAGCTGAGCAATTCTGTCTGGATCCTTGCTCACTGGTTGATTGCTCTCACGATTCAGCAATCCATAGTTGTGACTCCAACGATATCCCAATGCTTTGGCAATGCTGGCCAGCAGTATGTGACGATCCATGCCTTTGTATTCGCTGCCGGTCATGCCACCCTGTAGACTGAACTTTTGCCATGTGGGTTCACCAAACATAAAATCTGTCTGCACAAAACCTTTTTTCTCATCACCTGCTATGGGAGTTTTAAAATGCACACTGATGCCACTCTTGCGCACCCACTGTTTGGGATCTTGTTTTTTTGATTGTGCCCACTGAGACAACTTTGCTACCAATTCGTCTTTGCTGATTTTGTTTTCATCCACACTGAGATCCAGGTCACCGCTGGTGGGAGCCTTGCCTGTGGTGCCCAACATGCCATCCTGCAATGGCAGTCCTGTGATGCCTTCCAACCATTTCACTGTGGGTGCAACGTCTGCTTGATTGATTCTGCCTGTGAGTAACTCACCTTGAGAGCCTTTGAAAATGTTGCCACCTTCTTTGAGTATCATTAGTCACTCTCACCTTCTTGGATCTTCTTCACTCCCATTTTGAATTTCTTGCTGTCGCCATTTTTGATGGAGTTGATGAATCTGCGTTCCAACTCTTGAGCAGTTTCGGGATCGTATTTTTCATTGATCATTTGGAAAAAATTGATAGCGCTCTCAATGATGTTGCTGCCTTTGGCTTCCACTATGTGATCCAGGTCTTTGGACCTGTACATGTGGTTCAATTCCTGCAGAATGGATCTAGTCTGTTTTTTCATAAAGAGCTTTCAAGGTATTTACCGTCAAAACCTATCAAAAACAGTGTATGTTTAATTGTAACACGCTAGATGGGGTGTGTCAAGCGGTAATACACCGCGAATTATATGGTGTTTTAAGTCAGTCGAGCCAATATGCTCACACAGGCCACCAAGGCTGCTTTGACTTCCATCTCTGTGGCTTCTGCATCCAACTGATCTGTGCGTATGAGATCCTGCATCAGTTCTTGATACTCTGACTCGGAGATCTCTGCTTTTTCACGATACTCCACCAATTGTAAGGCAGTGCGAGCACGCTGCTCAGCCCATGCATGTCCACAACCAGTGAGTTCTTTCAGTTTTTCAATGTGTTCCATGTTTAAAATCTAGCCAACACTGCCTGAGCTGCCATGCGGCTCTGAGTGTCCAGCAGTTGTTTTTTGGTTTCACAATAGGCTTTGCTGCCTTGTGTGCCGCCACTGCGAGTGACAAAGTCTGCCACAGTGTCCTGCATGGGTTTGATCAACAGCAGCACGTCTTTTTGCAAATAACCTTTGCTTTCACTGTACAATTGAAACCATTCCAACTGATGTTGTATTTTTTGCACCTGTGGCAGGTGTGGTTCCACACAGTTGATGTGTCGCACAGTTTGACGCACATCTATGATCACTCGGGATTGATTGTCGTCCCAGAAGCTGGGCAGCATGCCTGCACATCCACTGATACCCACCAACAATAATACCACAAATATTCTATTCATTATGTGCTGTTATTTATAGATTATTGTCGTGTATTGTATCTTGAACAAAACTTGTACTCATTCCAACAATTTCTGCTATTTTTTTAAATGTTAATCCTTGTGCTCTAAGTTCTTTTACTTTAATTTTTTTTTCACAATTTCCATAACCTTTTAAAGTATTTTCTTTTATAGAAATCCATTCTAAATTATCAATATGATTATTGTTTCTATCATTGTCTATGTGGTTTACTACAAATTTAACATTAGGTTTGATAGGTCCAAAATGTTCAATTACCAGCTTATGTACAGAATGAGTTTTTCTACTTTTATTGCATAGTAGATTGACATGATGATACCAATTGCCATTTATTGATGTTTTTAAAATTCTTTGATATCTTAAAGATTTGACTTGACCTGTGTCACTTACAGCGTAATCAGGATAACCGTTTATAATTTTCCAATTGATCATATATTTCTTTATTTTATGTTAGTCAGCAACATTATTTATCATTTCAATTAAGTTTTGGCAGAATTGATGTTCAATTGCAACAAAAAATTGCTGCATTGCAGCGAAAAAGTGGTTGACTTTGATAAATAACACTGCTATATTACTGATATGCTTTATCAAGTGGATATGGCAATAGACACACAAACACACAAACAAAGGAGAACAACATGTCTAACACAACAAGAAACGGCTACGAAATCCGTGCCGACCTATTAGGACTTGCGAAAAATATCGCCGAGTTCAACTACACAATGAAACAACAAGAGTATGAGTACAGCCTAAGAAAAGAAGGCGATCAAGTGGTGGCCGAATTCAAAGCCCCTACCATTGCCGCTGAAGACATCATTGCCACTGCTCAAAAATTCAATGAGTTCGTGACCAATGGTCAATCTTATGCAGAGAATACTCAAGTGTTGATGGAAGGTATGAAGAAATTCAATGCCAAAGTGCAAGAATCTTTCAAACCTGAAGCCATCCTTAGCAATGTGAAGGAATTTCAAAACAACGTAGAGAAATTCACCAAAGCATTTGTTAATGGTGTTGAGAAGAAGTAGTTTTTAATACAAAACTAATCATAACGGTTGTGGCAGACATCAGCAGTGTCTTTTGTCTGCCGTGGCCTATACAAAAAGAAAAACATGTTACCTTATAATATTTGTGAAAATCGTTGGTTGAGTACCACTAGGAAAAAAGTCAAATCACACTGGATGGAATATGAGCCAGTGTATGCAGTGCTGGCAGGCATCGTTGGTGTTGCTGTATTTGTGCTGGCTGTGGTGGCTTCAATCTCCAGTTTTTTACCTTAGTCGCTTTCAGTGTAAAGTGCCATCTGCGTGCGGTGGAACCATGTCCTTGCCTCCTGTGAGGCTGTCTATTCTAGCTCGGAAGTATTCCTGCACAATGCGATATTTCAATATCTTGGTTTGATTGGCCACAGTCAACCCTTCATCATCCAATTCATCTATGGCCATTTGAAGGTTATCAATCTCTTCCTGAAACAATTCTTCCAGGGTGAGTTGTTCGTACATGTGACTGTCATCCATCCAATTATTTATGGGCTTGCTCAAAGTGATTTAGGGTTCAATTCGTTTTTGATATGCAGTTGAGTCACTTGATCATAGCCAAACTTGCCAAATGCAAAAAGATTAAATGCCACAGCATATCGCTCTTGTTCACTGCGGCTGGGATATACTGAATGTTGTAAAGTGCTGGGAAACAATATTAATAAATTGTCTCGTGGTCGCACAGCCCATCCTTGTGCATTGAATGAATTGTGTTGAGTGAACGGCACTTCCACAGTGGGTGTGAATAGATTGTAATGTGCTCTGTCTTTGGTGAACAGTATGTCACCACTGAGATCATCAGTCTGTATGTACAGCACTCCGCTCAACATTGCATTAGCATGACCATGAGCACCTGATTCATCACCTTTGACGTGTTTCACTGCCCAACTGTTGGTCATCTGAAAGTCAGCAGTATTTTCTACTTGTAGTATTTGATAGATGTAGTGTTGGCAGGCCTGCATTATGTTCTGCTTCAATTGATTTAATTCTGGTGAATCCAAAAGAAATTTGTTGGGAGTGCCAAAACCATTGTCCACTGGAAATCTTGTGTATTCAGTTTTTTTTATAAATTCTTTGGCATCAGCAGGCACATCAATCATGGCCTCCAGCAATGGTGTGGCAAACAATGGAGTGACGCGGAATTGATTGGGATTCATCTTTTATTGGGGGTGTTTTTGAATTCTGTCATACAATTGTAATTTACAAACCAAGGCCATTGTAACAATGTGACGTCAAAATATTTTAAGATAAATTTCATTTGAAATATTTAGTGAACCCTGTGGTGAGTCCTTTGATCAATTGAGTGATCATGTCAGGTGTGTGATTGGGAGTGGGTGCTATTCTCAATCTTTCGGTACCTTCAGGCACAGTGGGATAATTGATGGGCTGAATGTAGGAATCATGCTCATACAACAGATGATCGCTGATGCTTTTGCAAATTTTTGGATCTCTCACCATCACAGGCACAATGTGTGTGGAGTTTTCCATGATTTCAATTTTGGCATCACGCAGTGCTTGTTTGGTCTGATCCACTATGCGTTGATGATTTTCTCTCATCACTTGTCCTGTTTCATCTCTTAAAAATTTAATACTGGCAGTGGCACCTGCACACACCACTGGTGGCAGCGAAGTGGTAAAAATAAATCCTGAACTCACAGATCTCACAGCATCAATCAATTCCGCAGCGGCAGCAATATATCCACCATGACAGCCAAACGCTTTGCCCAAGGTGCCATTGATGATGTCCACTCTGTTTTCCAACCCTTGCTGTTGCACCATGCCACCACCCTGCTCACCGTACAAACCCACAGCATGCACTTCATCTATGTAAGTGATGGCGTGGTATTTGTCGGCGAGGTCGCAAATTTCAGAAATCAAACCCACGCTCCCATCCATGCTATACACGGACTCAAAAACAATACAGGGAGTGCCTTTGACAGCCATCAGTTTGCTCTCCAGATCCTTTATATCATTATGTCGGAACACATGCTTCACAGCACCACTGTGTCTAATACCTTGAATTAGACTGGCGTGATTTTTATCATCACTTACGTATTCAACATCCGGAATGATTTTTTTCAAAGCGATCAACGTCCATTCATTTGCGACATAGGCAGACGTGTACAATAGAGCAGCTGGTTTGCGATGCAAAGCAGCCAACTCAGTCTCCAATGCTATGTGATAGTGTGTGGTGCCTGAAATGTTTCTAGTGCCACCCGATCCTGCGCCCACATGATCCAATGCCGTACGCATGGCATCCAACACCACTTTGTGCTGGCCCATGCCAAGATAATCATTGGAACACCAATTGATAACTTTTTTTATGTTGTACTTGGAATGCCATATGGAGTTGGGAAAACTGCCCCGTTCTCTCAGTATGTCATTGAACACACGATAATTGCCGGATTCTTTCAGTTGATCCGTGATACGTGTGAACTTGTCAATTGGCAGCATACAAGTATTTATGGTGGCGTTTAGTTGAAGAATTTATCTATGGTTTGCTGACTGACCTGATCCACAGCCTGCTGCCACTGTCGAGCCCATTTGGGTTCCAATATGAGGTCCTTGGAAGCATTGTCCAAAATCATCCAATACTTGCGTTTGATTTCCTGCTCCAGCTGATCCGGAGTCCACAGACTGATACCACAGATCATTCTCCAATTTTTGGGTCTATCGCCCAGATAAAATCTGTCCATCATGATGTGATCGGAAGTGATGCTGAATCCATTGCCCAAACGCATGGTGTTTTTGCTTTTCCATTCTTCTGAGTGCAACAGCATCACATGATCATGGTTGACAGGTCCACCCATGAACAGTTTGTCCTTGCGGAAATCTGTGGTCTTGAATCCTTTGATGCGAAACACTTCATGCACAGTGGTGATGTTGGGTTTGTTCAATATTACACCAGCCACGTGCTGCAGACTCTCTTCGTAGATCAGTATCACTGATTTATCAAAAGTGGCATCAGTGCCCATCACAGGTGTGCTGACCAATATTTTATTGAGAAATCTTATCATCGGCTGTACAAAGGCAGTGGCCCACCGTAGGGTTTGCCCTTGATTATTCTGTTTTTGACCTTGACTCGCTTGCGACCTATTTTGAAACTCTTTTCACCCTCTCTGGGTCTCAATCCTTGACTCTTGCAGGATGCCAATTGACTGGCTCCCAATTCAGAATTGCTCTTGCGACTGCGGCACAGTGCCTTGGTGGCTTTGACTTCGTACTGCAATCCTGTGATGATTTCTGCAATCTTCATAAAAATATTTAGCGATATTTGTCGGCTGCCACACTACTTACAGTGGGTTGATTGGGCAGCAATTTAAAAGTGAGCACTTTACGACTGCCACGTGTGGTGCCTATGCTGATGTCGCCACTGCTGTGCTGTTCTATTTTGGTGATGGTGGCCACATGGCTGCCCAGTTGAATTTGCTGGCCCACTGTGAGATCTATACTGATTTTTCTGAGATTCATACTGCCCTCCGAATGGATGGTTGGTGATACAGTATTTACAAAAAAAACAATAAATAATGGTATGGCAGCAAACGGAATATCCACACTGGGAACCAAAGAACTGAAACAAGTGGCCAAACTGGACATAGATCAGGCCAAGAGAGAAGGCCGAGTGGTGGCTGATAATGGCACAATTACTGGACCTGAAGATTCTACCAAACCCTATTATCGTGCTCGCAACGTGTACGATCGAGATCGAATGCCCACTCAATACAGTGGTGATGGCATTGTCAACAACGCCCACGCTGTTGGACTGCTGAGAGCAAGACCGTGGACTGCTTATGATATTAACCCCACTGCCAACATAGTGAATGAAGGCGGCACTCTTGTAGTGAATATTGCCCTACTGGAAATACTGGATGGCACCACTGTGTATTGGTCAGTGAGCAGTGCTGGAGATTTTGGCACAGCGTTGGGCACATTCGTCGTGAACAATGACAGCGGCAGTTTCACAGTGACTCCCACCAAAGACCTCAGCACAGAGGGCACAGAAACATTCAACATCACCCTGCGCAGGGGCAGTTCATCAGGCACAGTGGTGGCCACGTTCGCCAATGTGGAAATCTTTGATGTGTCATTGACACCCACGATCACTCCTGCTGCCAACTCAGTGGATGAAGGCTCCTCATTGTCATTCACAGTGACCAACCTTGGACCCAACGGCACTTATTACTGGACCATCAACCACGTCACCACTGCCAATGCAGACTTTAGTGCAGTGAGTGGATCATTCTCTCTCACAGGTGGAGGAGCACAGGACAACGGCACTGGCTCGTTCTCATTGTCTACTGTGGCAGACAACACCACAGAAGGTGCTCAAACATTCACAGTGAGTGTGCGCAGTGGCAGCATCAGTGGCACAGTGATAGTGACCAGTGGCAGCATCACAATCAATGACACTTCATTAGCGCCTTCGGGAGATACCGCTGGCTTATACAGAACCACTTACACAGGCTACTTTTCTGATGTTCCTGCATTCTTTGCCACAGCCACAGTGAGCAGTGCGGCAGTAAATCTCAGTCCCATCGGCGATGGTGACCCAGGTATTGAACCTTTCAGTGTGCAATTATTGGGCTACTTCAAACCCACCACCACAGAGACCCACACATTCTTCCTCAACAGCGATGATGCCAGTTTTATGTGGCTTGGCGCCACTGCTGTCACAGGATTCACCACTGCCAATGCACTGATCAACAACGGAGGCACACACGGCGCTACGGAAGTCAGTGCCAGTATCGCCCTCACAGCTGGTGTGTATTATCCTATAAGAATACAAATGGGAGATAATGGTGGAAATAATGTTTTAGAACTAAACTATTCAACGCCCACCATTGTGAAAACCACCGATGTGACCGGCAAGGTGTTCTACAACTCTGCCACCAACGGACATTAGGGATAATTTTAAATTTAAAGAGATAATTCTTGGAAACCAGACTCTCTGTCTAGGTATTTGTAATCGATCTTCACCACATCAAACTGCTCAATGGCATCCAACACAGTTTTGGGATCAAATGGGCCACAGGTGTACACATCCAACTGCATGATTCCTGGTGAGCATTCATCCCAACAGTGCATCACAATGTGTGAAGTTTCAATGATAGCAGCCACAGTTAAACCTCTGTTGCCGGGCACATCCAAGTACTTGGCAATGGGGCCTATTAGGATTTTCATGTTGATGTCTTTGACCAAAGTTTTCAGCCACTGGGTGGCCTGGTGTTCATCCTTCAAAGGATTTTTTACTTCTGCTCTGATAAGAATATGTTTGTGTTGCAACAATTCGTTCATGAATTTATTTATAAAATACTTATAAAAAGTGGTCCTTCGTCAGTAGATGAATGTGAATTATTTTTGTTAGCAAAAAAGAATAAAATTTTTCTTAAAAACATTTTTTTCTTCAGCATAAAGCAAAAATTGTTCTGTGTCAACCATTCTTTTAGGCTTGACTGTGTGGATAATTTAGTGTAATATATGTCATATGAACCGTATGAAACAGATTTTTTTATATTTTTCACTGATGTTGATGCTGAGCAACTGTGCTGGCACCACTCAAGGCTGGCTGAATCAGCATGAATGGCTGAACTCCAACGTGAGACAGGGTGATAAACCCGGTGATGTGTGTACAATCTGTGGAGAAGATTGGGTGATCATACCCAATGAGCCCAATGCCATGCAAAGAGAGTGTGCTAGACAGGGATTTCGTTGGGACAACAAAGTGGCTTGTCACTGGTAAATTAAAAACTCTTCAAAATCAAACACTTGCCAAAATTGTGTGAGAACTCCATTGACTTTTGGTGCTGAATCACATATTATAAGTGTACAAACCAAACAGGCACACATATGAACAACACTCAAGTGGACACGATGCCCGAACATGTTAAGCAACGCATCGCAGAATTGACCAGACAGAAGATCATGCTGGAAGATCAACTGGAATACACCAACGGATTCACCCGCAGGGCACACATAGAACAACAGCTCTATGATGTGATACACAGCATCACACTGCTGACCCATCCATACTTGGATAGATCCAATGTTTGAAATCAAATTCATACTGTATGTCACAGCACTGATAGCTGTGAGCTACTACATAGGTCGTCGTCATGGATTGCTGTTGGGCATCATTGACAGTCTGGATCAGATCATGATTCAGAAGATGTTGGAAAAGAAACCCAAAACCAAAAAGGACAAAGATTAAATGGCTACCAAAAAACAAAAACAACAATTGATTGATAGAATCAAGCACGGCATAAGGAAATACAAATTCAGCATACAGAGATACGGTGGAGAGACTGTGGTGGGCACCATCACGCCCTATCAGTATCACTACTGGAAGAACCGAGAGTCCGAACTCACAGACTATCTCATGGGGTTCGACAGAGAAAATTACGAGAAGGAACACAACCTGCCCAAGGAGGCACGTTTTGAGAGAGATTGGTACGAGAACGACAACGTGGCGCACACCAATGGCGCTCCCATTGAGTCCGGCAACTGCCTGCACATAGACGAATATGACCAGCACGAGGCACCCATCAAGGATGCCAAGGGACACTACGTGTTCCGCGAACCTATAGAACTGGATTATAAAAACATACAGAAGTTGGGCATCGAGTGTGTGGAGTCCGAAGATTGTGTGGACGTGG